GGGGGGGGGTGGGGGGGGGGCTGGAGGGGGCGGTGCCGATGATCCCATACACATATGATTCTCTCTTTCTAGAAGTTAGGTTGCAAAGGGTTATAGTCGCTTTGCGCCTGTTTGTGTCCGTATGCTGTCCCAGTTTCCATATCAGCTGCAACATCTGCATAGTAAGTTAGTGCCAGAGCATCTGCTATATTAGGAGATTGGACCCCTCTCGCCTTCATGTCCTTCTTGCTTTCAAGATTGACCTGACCTTGTAGTGTATAAGCGTATTCTCTTTGAGAGAGTTCTACGAACAACTCCTTGCCTACGCTCGAACCTCTTTTGGGTAAGCGTAACCCACCTATCACAGCAGCCTTCATCCTACCCCACATCTCATCAGTTCTAAATCTGTACCCGGCTCTGTCTATAGGCCGATGCTGGGCATGTACTTCAGTCGGAGCGTAGCCAAGATGATGTAACTGATCAAACACACCACCGCCCACCCCTCCACAATCAACGAATATCGCCCTGACTGTTTTACCCAAATCCTTAAACTTTCTGATCTCATCTATAACAGCTCCTGCTACTTGAACAGTGTCTCCCCCTTTAAGGATGATAGGCTTCCAACTGCTAGCGTCCCTACCCATCCTTGGATAGATCACTGATGAATCATCACCAAACCTAGCAACATCAACGCCCAGGACAAGAGAAGAGGATCTGTCATCATACGCTTCCCTTTCCATGGCTTCGATAATACTGTCCGTAGGAATGAACTGAAAGATACCAATTGAAGGGAACACACCTTTAATACGAACTTTAACGAAGTCACTGTCTTCTCCATAATCGCTAACCCACTGCTCCAGTCTGGATTTGTTTGTGATATTGACATCTCTGGAGTCAATGCTATGGACGATATACCTATGTCTAAACTGACCCATACAATTCTCAAAGAACCTACCAGTGTTTCTGGTTGGGTTCCCAAAGTCGAATGTCATAGGTTCCCCATCAGTAGTCCCACCCTCTCTAACATCAAAGATCTTGTCAGGTATGGCTGATGCTTCATCGAATATGTAAAAGGAGGTGGAGGATGCCGCATGTTGTCCAGCGAAAGACTCACTGTTCTCTTCTCTACTGGTTTGAGCTGAACACTTCCACTCTTCCTTATTCTCTACCTGGTAGATAGACATATTCCCTCTACCAGAGTTGTACATGAACCAATCCCTAGTAACACTCATCTTGTGCCACTTACCTAGTTCAGCCCATGTCTTTGTTCTTAGCTGCTCTGCTGTATTAGCTGTAACAGTACCTTGGCAATTGGGCCTAGTACTCATGATCCATAGTATCAGCCAAGCAGTTAGTGTTGATTTGCCAATACCATGCCCAGAAGCAGTTGAGAACTGAATTGGGTCCACTGCATCCCTGCCATTAAACCCTCTTAATTTTACTTGTTCACCCAGTTCTTCCAACCACCTACATGCCCACTCATCTGGGCCGTATTTACTGCCATACTTAGCTTGATACTCCTCGCTTAGTTCTACCAGCTGGATAGAAGGATTAGTGTTCCATGGAAAGCTGTACATAACAAACCCTAGAGGGTCTGAATAGAAGCTAGCCATATCATCTGCTAGTAGTTGCTCTGGATTAGTCATTAAAGATACGCTTACCTTTTGTCTCATCATCAGTTTCTATAGAAGAGCTTCTGGCTTTAGCAGAATTTACCGCTTTACTTAAATTACTAAAAGACTCAATACCTCTACCTGTCTCTGGATCTTTAAACCCATTGTTAGAGATTATATCTAATGCTTCTAGTTCTGAAACAATTCTCCCTTCAAATATTGAAGGGATGTTTATAAATCTCTTAGGATCCCTAGGGTCTCTTACAGTTATGCTAAGCTCACTAGATACACTTCCTTGATTATTTCTAATTAAAGGGCGTCCTTCTTTGGTTCTACCAACAACCTCTCCTGTTAGTTCAAACCGCTTACTTGGGCTAGGTGGTCTATCCATTCTAGAACAACCGCATCTTGTCAATGTCTGAATTATCTTTAAAGAACCTTTTTAATGCTTGTGGGTCCCTCTTATCTACAACCCCTGTTGCCCCCATAGCAGCCATCATAGCCAGGAGCGCTCTGTCACTCTTCTCTGGGGCTCTCTTCCTAAAATACTCCATTAAGCCTGCTATACCTGAATCAGTTCTTAAATCGGAATTGGCAGGGTGGTTCTTTATACCCTCTACTATTTCCCTATCTGTAAGCTTACCATTCTCTATAGTAGAAGCCAGATTTACTGATCTTTTAAATCTATCTGATTGCAATTCATCAGGAGTTTGATCAGATAGATTTCTAAGTTTAGCAGTAGATACAGGTTTTCTAGGTGGGCTAGGTGGTCTATCCATCCTTACTCAACTCCCAAGCAGTCTCTGCATCCTTAACTCTATCCTTGACAGCTTCTAGATAGAGGAGGGCTTTAGCGTCATCACCTGCATTAGCCGCTTCCATACTCTGCATCAATAGCCTAGTAGCTTCAATAGCGGTTGATATGATGAGTGTTGTACTCATGTTGCATTCCTAACTTCTAGCAACCCCTTAATCCCCTCTTCAACCTTATCCAGTACGTTGGGTAGGACAAGTGTCTCTGGTCCGATGTCTCTACAGATGGGGCCAACTGAGGCGACAACTGAATCGACCACCTTAACATGACTTGGCCGAAGCTTACCTCGGTCATTCATTCCTGCTACCACTTTCAAGCTAGATGCGTATGTATCACATGCTACACCTACAGCTACTAGTGGCTGGTTAGATGCACAAGATGCTAGGAATAGTACAGCACATAAACCTATAACTCTATACATCTTCACCTCTTATGCTTCTTATAGATAGCTGCCCTCTTCTTGGCAATCTCAGCATCGCTCATACCTTCACTACCAGCTAACATTTTAGCTTGATCCAGATCTCGGCGCATACCTCTGAGTCTACCTTCTGCACCAGAAGTATGCTTCTTACCATTCTTCTTACGTTCAGCTTTAGCTTCATTCAAAGACTTGGTCATAGGGCCAATAGCCTTCTTGGCAAACGCCCTAGCTTTCTTATTAGCATCTTTAGCAGCAGCGGGTGGTAAAGGTGGTTTAGGCATTAGGCACCATGAATACAAAGATTGATACGATAAGTGTTTGGACAGCTGCTGCCACTTCTGGTGTGACAAACCCAGGGAATAGTGTAGCTGCTGCTGTCATAACTGCTCCGGCTAACAAGGATACATTAACTTTATTGAACTTGGTCATTCATTTCACTTTCAAAATGGTATATAAAGAAATCAGCTAAGAAGGCCTCTCTCAAGCCATGACTAATATGGCTATCTTCAGCTAGATAGTGGTACAGCTCCTCCTTAGACAGCTGTGTATCTGGACTCATTCCCATAATACCTAGCAACCTAGCATTCTCACTTGAACTCAACTTCATTCAACCAACTCCACAAACGTCATTACTCACTCCTTGGCTGCTTCCGCCATCTAGCGTAATCTACAGCATCAAGCTTTTTGATAGCATACTTGCCCTTTCTGGTTATTTTACTATAAAAACCAGGTACTGTGCTATTGCCCTGCTCATCTTTGAAGTCTTTAATATTGTAACTGTGTATTCCTTTTGAACCCTCTCCTATAGATGGTGTCCCAGGTGGTATTTTTATATTACTCAGATCGTACCTATCACTGCTGCACATAGCGTACCTGCATCATTCCACTAGTTCCACTTCTTCTGTGATATCTTTAATCCTAGCTCTCTCTCTACCTTGCTGGATTCTCTGTACTAGATCAACCTTCCCTTCAACTGTAATCTTATCATTGAACATGCCAAGATGTCTAGCTAGTGAGTCTAATGCCATCAATTTGTTAGCCAACTGCACCTTAACTCTCTTACCCTTCTTAGCCTTACCACCTCTACCTTCACTAAACTCATCAGCACTATATCCAGTTAATGCATACAACAGTCCAGGAGATGCTAGAGATAGGTCTAGATATGAAGAACCATCTTCATTCCTAACCAGCACTTCACCCAGACTAGCATCTACTATTTCTTTATATTTAGATATAACGTAGTCTGCAGTGACACCAGCATTCTCACTCATCTTATCTCTCTTCTGCTGTAGATAAAGCTTAACATCATCCCTACCAAATACCGAATCAGTACCACTTTCTGATACTGACTTAGCATACCCAGCTGCTAGCATTGCTTTCTTCTGACTCATATGAATCAGATAATGATCAGCTGCCATCCTATGGCTCTCTTTTAGATTAATGTTAATCATGATTCTTCTGATGTTTCCATTTTACTAAACGATAGGATACAAGCGATACCGTCACTATTAACTAGTGCTATTGTCCAATTATCCTTTGGTGGCTGCGCTTTCAATATAGCTATCACTAGTTTATCGTTCAGGACAATTGTCTCTGCAACTGTCTCACCACGACTCTCCTCAGCAAAGTCTATCAACTCTTCATACTGTACAGTAGCTTTACAAACTGATTCATGTCCTGCTTGTGCTACATTACTAAAACTTAATCCAATGATCAGTGCTAATATGTATTTCATTCAAGCAACTCCTAGACAATTGTCTATAAACAAAAACCCCTATATTATATATAGTAGTATTTTCAGGAAAAGAGGACAAATAAAATGCATTATTTTTCATTTATTTTCATGTTTTGTTATTTATCAATGACTTAGCAGTAAGAGGTAAATACTTAATTTCCAGCATTTGTTCTAAATCTGTCTGAGCTCTCCTAGGAGGTGGTGCGGAGACAAATCCGGGGCACCGCCCCCCGGAAATCGGGCAGTGGCCCGACAATTGTGTGTGGTTTCCCAGGATTTGACCAGAAGGATGTAGGTGATTTGTCAACAGTTGTGTACCCAACAACTGAC